TATTTTGCGGGTCGAACACGAAAACCAAAGAGACCGGCAGCGGGTCGAAAACATCCGCCTGCTTATCCGCTTCTCTTGTCGCGGCGTCTTTATAAAGTTCCAGCGTGACAACACAGTCATCCCGCCTTTTGGTGTTGCGGTTGATCTGCGAGGCGATCCAAACGTTACCGGCTATGCCGTTTTTCTGTGAGTAGTTTTGTATCAGTGCCATTTCTTGTCCTTATTTAGTTGCAATTTCTTTACTGCCCAGCGTGTCACATTCGATGTGCATCTGAAGCATTGGAACCCAGGGATTGTTCGATGGGGCTGTCCCTGTTGCCGCAATGCGTTTTAACCGCGCAACAACATGCCCGCCGATTTTTGTCCCTGCTGCCGGCGTGAAATTTCCAAGCGACAAAATAAACATTGTTTTATCAGTTGTGTTTGCCGGGATCAGCAAATCGCCGCTGTCTATCGTGGCAGGGAAGTTCCATACACCGCTCGGTGTCACATAACCGTACTCCACTTCGAATCGCACATATCTATTGGTGGCATCAAGACCGTTTGTAGTTAGATGGATATGCCAGTAACAGGCGCTTTCCTCTTTCCACTGATGCACGAACTCTTGACTCTCGCACACGTTGAAATCATTGACCGCCCACTGCGGCATGGTGATGTTTCCATTGAGCGTGGTTAATGTCGGGATGTTTGCGCCCGTTGTGCGTATTAATATCGGGAAGTCAATGTCCTGCCATACCGTGGCAGTTCCAAGAAACGACATCTCGCCGCTCTTGAGTATCTTTATGCCATTTGTGCGCCCTCCGATATAGACGGCATTTTCTGCCGCGTCCACGACAAACATATTAGATTCCGTGTCGCTCTCAATGCGCGTGTCTATGTCCAAGCCTTGCTCATTGATGACGTTTTCGCCGCCTGCGTTGATAGAAAACTGATTGTGCGTAACAAGCGAACTGTCTTGATGTATCTCTACTGGCACAGACTGGCTTGTGGCTCCACGCGCTTTAAGCGGTGTTTCGGATGCAAGTGTAGTCAGAAACGCGCCCGCTTCAATGCCGTTTGTCTTGCCAAGTTGCAATGGGCGCCCTGTTACGCCTTCAAGTTGCATAGCTGCAGATCCACTTCGGGTAGTACCAGAATTCAATGTGCCAAAATCTGTCACGCCAGATGAAAGAGTAAAGCCACTCTTTTTTACTTCAAGTTGTGAACCAGAACCAGCAACGCCAAAAAGTATGTATGACGTTGAATATGGAAGGTTGAAGTTATTGTTTTTATCCCATGAAAAAATGACGTTGTCAGAAACATCAAGGATTTCGCCAACCCTTCCGGTCGTTGTTGAAGTGGTTTTCACGCGCCAAACGGGAACGGTTGACGTATGCGCTCCAACAAGGTCAAAAATCGCCGTGGGTGCTTTATTTATGCCAACCCTGCCATTGGTAGTGTCAACGGCAAGCACGTTGTTTTTAACGCCTGTTTGTTCTACCAATAAGGCAAGCGCAGAGTTGACATTAATGGTTTGCGCCGCGGTGAATATCTGTGCCACTGCAAGACCCGCAAGAGTAGCGGTCACAGATGGGAGTGTATACACAGCCGCCGCACTTCCGATAAATCCGTAAGCACTCCAAACGGGGTCATTTGCATCCCTTGAAAGAACGCTCCCCACAACTCCACTTATCCCCAACCGCGCTGGAATTGTTGCATTGCGATATAAAAGGTCGCCGCGGGTTGTGAGTAATGCCGCTTGAATGTAGGCACTCAATGACGGTATATCTGCTTCTACCAAGCTGCGAAACGTGGGTACAGCCGCCGCGCCTGTTGTCGGACTTGCCAGAACTAGATTAGCCAATTGCGTATCTAACCCGATTACTTGCGCCGCCAAAGAAAACAACGCATCGGCATTTACATCAAGCGTAATTGCATCATGCTTTAATGAAACAGCCGAACTCACATCGGCATCGGTGTTTGCCGATGGAGTAAGTTTACTTCCATCACTTTTGACCAAATACCCATTAGTCAATCCGCCGATGCTGTGATCGGATGTGCTGTCCAGCGCGTGCGACCTGTCATGCAGTTGCGCGTGCGTATGCGCGATGCTGGCGTATAAGGTATCAAAAAAGGTTTGCAGGTTCGCCCATGCCGCATCTCTCCTGCCGTAATAATTTCCATCGCTCGGCGCGTCGGCAATGTCTGTTTCCGGCAGACCCTCGGCATCAACCTGCGGATAAAATACCCACTGAATAGGCACGTGATAGTTTGTGTAGCCTCCCAGCGGTATGTAGCCGGTCGTCTGCAATTCGCTGTGAATTTGCATCCCGACTAGATTATATAAATAATACAACCTGCTCACGGTAGAGGCGACATGTATTCTGTACAGTCCAGGCGTAACAAGAAAATCATCCGCGGCAAAAACGACCGCAAGCGTGGCATCGGCTATGCCCGTGACCGTAATTGATTTAAGCACGTTGTTTTCATAGTCGCGCAGCGTAATGGTGTAATCTCCCGCCTTATACACATCGAGCAAAAATTCCTTGATCCTCATTGCGCGGAAGACCTGAATATATTGCTCAAGATACGACTGCGAAACCGTATCGCTGAAATTTTTCGCGCCGAAGCGCGTTGTAGTTGTATCTGCAAAAACTGCGTGGAGATGGCTGTTGAGCGTGACCACATTATCCAGCAAGTGGACGGTTTGCGCGTTATAAAACTTCAACAGCGCATCTAATTCAACAAGTTTTACCGCGATCATCCGTGCGGAAAGCCCGTTCGTCGTATCGAAACCTCCGCCCACGGCGATGTTGTCGCCAAAAAATAAAACAGCGAATACATTATTATCAAATGTCACGTCAACCGATGACCATACGCCGGTCGTGAGATTGTACTCGGCGATATAGTTCCTCGATGCAATCCCAAAATCGGTAAATTTTCCGCCGATAATGAGTCTGTCTCCATTGGCGGCAATCGAATACACATAAGCGCCCGAAGAATCTATTTGAAAATCCGGTGTGATGCTCGACCACGTATTGCCGATGATCGAGTAGACGGCAATATAGTCGGCGGTTGCAATACCATCCGCATTGGTAAATAGTCCTCCGATTATCATGGTATCGCCGATAATAGAAATGGCATATACGCGAGCATTAAGTTGTCCCCCAATGCTCGACCATGTATTGCCGATGATCGAGTAGACGGCAATATAGTCGGCGGTTGCAATACCATCCGCGTTTGTGAAATTCCCGCCAACATATAACATATCGTTGCCAATCGAAAGCGCATAAACAATCGAGTTGATGCTGCCTCCTATACTCGACCATGTGTTTGTCGAAATTGTATATTTGGCAATGTAACTGGCGACTGCGCCTAATGCTGTAGTCCACCCGCCTCCCGCAAATAGATGATCGCCATGAATTGCTAATGACGTTACTGTGCTATTAAAATTCCCCCCCATGCTTGTCCACTGTCCCGTAGAAATCGTATATTTGACAATATAGTCGGCAGAGGTTAATCCATGCGCGTTTGTAAAACTCCCGCCAACGTATAATGAATCGCCATCTATCAATAGCGCATTCACCGCCCCCGATAAGTCTGTCCCGCTGCCAACTAATTCCCAATCCATCGAATTGAAATTCCAGCGGGCAATATAGTTTGCAGGTAGCCCGCCGATTATGGTAAATGTCCCACCAACATATAATTTATTGTTTGCGCTATCGTATGCGCACGCCTGGACGCTTTGCGTAATGCTATCGCTCGGCAGTCCCAGCGCCACCCACTGGTTGACGATCAAATCCGCGCCGCTGGTTAGATTGATCCCGTTTTCATCGAGAGATACATTCCCCTGCCCGGCAATTAGTTTTCCTTTAATATTTGCACCCCATTGCAGCACACCCGCCGCAGAACTGCCGATATTATATTGATCTCCGCCAAACGCTCGCCCCTGGCTGGTAAGGAAACTCCCCGTAAACGCGGCGTCCGTCGGCTCGATGCTCTCCGATTCAGGCGCAGGCGTGATAATTCCACCGGCGGTGACTTCGCCGAGGTCGCCGCTGACGCCGTTCAACTGCAATAATTCCAGCAATTTCTGCTGCATTGTTTCAACCTGAACTTCGAGGCTGCGGACAATATTTCGTAAATCCTGCGGATCCATGTCCGCAAGATATTTATCGCTAAAATTCATATTTCGCCTCCACGGTCGCACCGACAGTGCGGTCTTTTTCGTTGTACGCCATTGCCATGATCCGCGCAGGTCCGCGCCAGCCCTGCCTGCCGTCTGGCATGGTCACTTTGGTGCTGTGCAATAACACGCTGTTGCCGGGGGAGAGATATTTGAACGTGTCGCCGCGATCCATGATCATAATGTCGAACTTGATGACAGGGACGCCATAGGTATTAATGTAATTCGTAGACTTGGCAAGCAGTGCGGTATAGTCGGCGGCTTCAAACTGTTTCAAAATTCCGCGCTGCCGGAATGCGTTTGCCGATGGCGGGTTGACAAGCGGCGTGGTATAAAAACGCTCATTAGCAGACTGGGCGGAATTTACTCCCACTACGCGATTCCAGACCGGCTGGTCAATGACCGCGCGCGAGATCTTCATGTTTTCGTTTTTTCCATCGTGCAGCAAAAAGCCGGTATCCACGCCCACGCGGTCCTGAATGTCCAAATAAAGGTATAGCCGATTTCCGTCAGATGGCTCACGCTGCGGACGCATGAACAACTCGACCCCGTATTGTTTCGCCATAATGCTGATCTGTTCCCACATGGATTTTGCGTCCACCGATACCGAGAACACCGTAGAGGGTCCGCCAGCAATGCCCGTACGCACATACAGATCGCCTTGCACGTTGGTCATGCGGATCAATGTGTCAATCAATAAGGCGAGCGTGCCCTTGGCGGTATTGTTCACGCGCTCCAGCGAGCGCAGGGTCAAAAGATATTCAGGGTTATACAGCGTGATGGTGTTCGGCGTCAGCAGCGAGATCGGCGGGTCAACCACGCCCGCCCAGGGCGGCAGGGATTCATCCAATACCAGCACCATCATGCCGGGATTGAGCCAGCCTTTTTTCATAATATCTTCGCTGACGGTGATGGTGGTGCTTCCGCCGCTGGCAGTGGATGCCACGCCTTGCAGCGACCAGCCGCGATTGCAGACGGCGGTGAATTCACCCACGCTCATGTTATCCATGCCAAACGCGATGATCTTCGACATTACAGCCGCCTGCGATACCAACTGAGCGCGACGTTCAACGTGCCCACGTCGGCGGATACGATCGTCAGCGTGTTGCTTCCGGCGGATAATGGCAGCCACGCCACACGCGCGGCGTCGTTGAGCGCGATCGCGCGGTGCGCGTTGGCTGTGCCATAGGTGGCAATGTAGTTTTCCCCATCAAGCAGAAAGTCAATATTGTACTGCGCCGGGTAATTCAGCCGCAGCGATTCGCCCGCCGCGTTGGATAAGATCAGGTCAATGGGGTAGCCGTTTGCCTCGCCTAAAAATGCAGCGGTCGGCAGGTTGGTCGTATAAAATTCGACTGTGACGGTCAGCGCTTCGCTCATGGCATACGCGCCCGCCTGTACCAGAATAGTACCGGTCGCGGGGAAGCGCACCCATTTTGCAGTGTTCGGGATCGCAATCGCGCTATGCGCCGCCCAACTCTCCCAGGTAGTTGTCGTGGGCGTTGCCTCAGTCCATAGCGGTGTCCAATTGGGCAGCAACAAGGAATATTGACATCCGGCATAGATAAACCACTTGACCGTGTTTCTATACTTGCGCCCGGTTGCTGTAATTTTGCTCAGCCCGCCCGGTGCGTATAACATAAATGCCAACTCCACTGTGTCGGCAAGATATACCGCGCCTTTTTGGTAGATGCCAGATTTGACGCCCATTGCAGGATCGCCGGACGGAGCATCTTCTTTGATGTGATAGACCTTGCTCACGTCGCCCAGTTTCACTTCTTTGAGCGACCACTGCCCGGTGCGGCTGGGCGCGGAGGCGTCATAGAATTTTGTCGTGGCGTCATAGACCCACTTGGTGTTATCGGATGAAGATAAATTGAAGATGGGTTTGTCCACATCGTAATTGGAATTATCCAGCGCGGGATCTGTGGCGTAGGGATTGCCATACAGCACGCGGATGGGGTGTTGTATCCAGTAAAAGACATCGAGCGCGTTGTGCGCCTGTTTGGTGGTTCCCCACATGCCGCGCGCGGTGATGGTCAACTTGCAGGCGGCGGCGTCTTTGCCGGAATAGGCGAACCATTCCGTGCCGTGGTAGATCACGCCGCTCGAAGGCATGGAGGTGATAATGGCGGTGTGCGTCGCGTCCACGGTGAAATCGAGCGTGGTCACGGTCTGTGAGTTGTTGATCGCCGTTTTTAGTTTGAGCGCATACCCGGCGGAGATGTTGAGATTCAGCCAGATATGCGACGCGCTGGTATTGGGGTCGGCGATCCAGCGCTTGATCTCCACATCGCCGTCATACACGCGCAAGTCGTAACATGAGGCAAGCATCTTGCCCGCCGTGACCAGCGCGGCGGTGTTGATGGTAATACACCAGGGCGTCACGCCGAAATTGATCGCGGTCTGGGTGTTGACCAGTTGATAGATGTTTTGTTTGGTGTAGCCCGTGCCGGGCGCGACCGCAGGCGTAAAGGATGCGATCAGGCGCGTGGCGTCGTTTCCGCCCACGGTAAGCGACTTGGTGCCGCCTGTGGCTGTGACCGTCCAAGTGTCGGTCTGCGGGGAGACGCTGCGCCAGTCGGTTGTGCTCGATTGCAGGACCGCGGTAAAGCGCAGACCGTTTTCGGGGTCTTGCACCAGGTTGATCACGCGGCATTCCATCTGGTAATCTACGCCATCGTCGGCGAACGTCGCAACCAGGTCCGCGCGCAGCCCCGGCTTAAACCATTTTTCCAACTGCGCGATCAACGCGTAGCGATTGCCGTAATTGTGAATCTCGATGGCAATCGCCCGCGTCTGCACGTCCAGCGTATAGGTGCCCGCGTCCGCCGCGTCGGATTCGGTCTGTTCCAGGTAGACCGGCTTGGCGTTGGGTTTGGAGCGCGGCGACAGCAGCGCCGCCTTGTACGCCGCGCCGTCATTGATGGCATGTCCGTCAAAGGTTTTGAGATGGATCAACATAAGAAAGTCACCGTTTCCATAGCAACACTAAAAGCGCCTGCCGCGCAGCGCCGCGCCCAAACTGCCCGGCGCGACATCGCCGCTGATGATGACATTGCCCCAGATGTCGAAGGAATTGTCGTTATTCACCGAAGACGCGCCCCTGCCTGCGCCCGCGCCGCTCGAGGTGGAAGCGGTGAGGTCGCCCATCATTTGTGTGAATTGGCGTCCCACGTCATACATGGCTTGCTGCCCGCCGAGCGCAATGGAGCGCACGAAATTCGCGCCAATGGCAACGCCTTTCTTGGACGGTGAGCCAATCTGTAATGCCGCCTGCACGTATTGAACGATGCTTTCGGCAAACCCGCCAATGTTGCCCAGCAGCCACTGCACATTGCCGTTGATGCCGTTCCAGATGCCCACTACAAAATTTTTGCCGATATCCACTGCGCCGCGCAAACTGTTTGACAGCGCGGTGATCATATTCCGCGCGGCATCCTGGATGCGTAACACCCACAACGCAGCCTGAATTCCGATGTTGGCGAGGAATCCTTCGCTGGCTTGGATCCACGTCTGCGGGACAGCAGCTGCCAACCCTTGCGCCAGTGCCATGATGATCTGACCGGCTGCGACCAGTATTTGCGGAAGCGCCGCCATAATGCCGTCAACGATGGCAAGGCTAACCGACACAAGTGCTGGAATGATAATCGGCAGCGCGGCAGAGATTCCATTGGCGAGCGCAAGCATTAATTTCAATGCGGCGTCAATCAGCATGGGCATGTTTTGCACCAGTAGATTAACAATGCTCACCACAGTTTGCGCAATGACCGGCGTCAGGGTCGGCAGCGCGGCAGTCAGCCCATCGGCAAGCGTAACGATTGCCAGCAGCGCCGTTTGTACCAGCGCGGGTAAATTGACTACGATGCCGTTCACCAACGACAGCAGGATCTGTACACCACTGCTGATCAGCGTAGGCAGCGCGTTCTGGATAAATTTGACCAATGCGCCGATAATCTGCGTGCCTGCGCTGAGCAGGACGGGAAGGTTTGCGGTTACGGCGTCGAGCAGCGCTTGCACAATCCCCAGACCGGCATTGAGCAATTGCGGCGTTTGCGCGGCAATATCGCCTGCCACTTTGCCCAACAACCCGCCGATGCCCGCGGCGATCTGCCCCACGTCGCCGCCGGAGCCTTGCACAATGGATACGAGCTCTTGTAAGTAGCCTTTTGCCTGATCCGCAATACCCGAAAGACCGGGGATGAATGCCAGCCCAATTTGGGCGACAACGCCGGAAAATCCCGCTTTGAGACCGGCGAGTTTATCGCCGAATTCGTCCGCGGCAGCAACGTCCTCTTCGGACATGACCGCTCCCATCCGATGCGCTTCATCGGCGAGTTTTCCCAGTTCCTTACTGCCCGCCTTGATGATGGGATTCAATTCCTGCGCGCTTTTGCCGAAGATGGACATGGCGAGCGCGTCGCGTTCGGCGGGGTTTGAGATCTGCCCCAGCGCGTCAATTGCCTCCGCGAAGACATCCTGCGCGCTGCGTAAATTACCAGAGCTATCAGTGACAGCCACTCCAAGCGTTTTGAATCCGGCTGCCATATCTCCTAAAACGACATCTGCATCTTCTAATTTATCCCAGCGACTTTCATTTGCTTCTGTTATTTTTTCGTTGAACGTCTGGGTTTGATCTGCGGCGCTCGCCATCGAGCGGATCAACCGCGCCTGCGCACCGGTGATGGTTTCGAGCGAGACCCCAAGGATCTCGCCCGCGTAATTCATTTCCTGCAATCGCTCCGCGCTGATCCCCGTCTGCACGGAAAGGTCGGCAAACCTCGACCCAACGTCCGCGGTGTTGATCGCCAAGCCGGTCATCAGACCAACGGCGGCAACGGCAGCCGCGGCAACAGCCACAATGGAGGCAAGGGCTAATTTCCCAAACCCGGCGACCGCGGCTAACGCATCCCCGAACGAGAAAAGAATCCCGCTGGTTTCCTCGGACGCAGCGCCCAGGTCTTCAACGCTGTCAGTGGCGTCATCGCTGCCGCTTTTCATTTCATCGAGCGATGTATTGGTATCCTGCAATTCAACGCTCATTTTGTTGAGCGTTTCTGTTTCCTTATTTAATTTGATCTCCGCATCCTGCGCGGAGCGGCTGTTGGCGCCGTTTGCCTCGACCAGCCGCTTGTGTTCTTCAGCGAGCGCGCTGACCTTTAATTTCTGAATTTCGATCTGACCTGTCAGGCTCTTGGCGCGCGACTCCAACCCGGTGGCAGAGGTTGACCAATCGCCCAATGCCGCCGCGCCCGCCTTGAAGGAAGATTCCAAAACGCGCATTTCCCGATTCGCTGCGCTAATGGCGGTTTTGAAATCGGTAGTATCTAACCCAAGTTTGCCTGACAGTTTCTCAACAGCATCGCTCATAATTTACCTACATCCAACTTACCTGATCGGAATATGCCGTATTGCCTTTCGATTTAGCGCCGTCCTTCCAGCGCGGATAATGAAACACAAACGGGATCAAACTTTCCAAATCGGTCTCGTCAATCTCGCGCACAGACCAATGGAACATCTCGACGAGTTGACATTCCAAATCCAAGAACCAGTCGCCGCTCTCGTCTATTTCTTGTTCGGCGACTGGGGCGTAGGGTTTGTCCTGGCAGATTGCACCGCCAGACTGTTCGCCCGCGCAAAGACCGATTGCAAGATCGAAAAACATTCGATCATATCGGTCTGCTCTTCCAACTCGTCGCGCGTGAATTTGTTATTGAACAGATCCACGATGAAGTTCAGCAGCACGTTCACCTGCTCTTCATCCATTTTTTTGGGGTCGCCGATCTCGTGCGCCATGCGAATGGCGCTCTTGAGGAACTTTGTTTTCACGCGGCGCAGGACGTGAGTGGCAATCACTTCATCGTTCTCGCCGTAGAATTTCAATTCAATATCTGGCATGGTTTCCTTCCGTGTTGTCGGGGCGTTGGATGTAGGGGCGCAGCAATGCTGCGCCCCTACATCCAAACAAAAAATTTATGCAGTGGCGAAGTCGTACACGGTATCCACCAGGGATTGACCGTACACGTCGCGCGCGCCGTTGACCGTGAGCAGATAGGTCTTGGCAGCAGTCAGCGCGGAATGGGTCAATGTGACCACAGTGCGCGCCGCGTTGACCGAGCGGGTGACGGCAATGGCTGCCATCGTATCGGAGCGCAGCAAGCCGATCCCATTCTCCGCGCCGGATGCAAGCGGATTGTTGAACGTGAGCGTGATTGCCACGCTGGTACTCTGCGCGCTGGCTCCATCGGCGGGCGAGGGTGTACAGGTGAGCGCGGACGGCGTGCCGTAGACAGGGATCTGCACCGCGCTGAAAAATCCCGTCGGCGAGAAATTGGCGATATCCTCATCGCCTTCGACGCCTTTTGAGCCATCGGTTACACTTCCGCTCAACACAAAGGGATGGATGGTCTTGATGGCGGTAAAAGTGATCTTGGTCGCCTTTGGATCGGGGCTGTCGGTCTTGGTGCTGAGTTCCTTCGAGGGCGGCGTGAATTTGCCCTTAAGGTACTGGACGTAATGATATTTGCCGTTCGATTTAAGCGAACGAAACGACAAGGCGATATCCGGCGGCGTGCCGCCGTTATCGAAGAGCCGCCCGGTTGCCGTATCGAAGACCTTCCCCAAAATGATCGCGCGAATCTCCATCGGGATTTGCGTCAGTTCGAGTTCGATCTTGGTCTCGCCTTCGGAACTCATTGTGTCGAACGGACCATCATCGGCATACTGGGTTTTGGTATTAGACGCGGGGGAGACGTTGACGGTCATCAACGGCGCCAGCAGCGCGGGCGTATCTGCCGCGTAGGCGCTGAGGTCATCCTGTGTAACGAGCGCATAATATAGATCGCGCACGCCCACATTGCTTTTGTATTCACCAACTTGAGGCATGTTAAACTCCTTCTAAATAGATATAGTCTTTCGCCAGTCCATGATGACCAGTTTCCTGATCCTTTTGGAGTTGGCGTTCACGGCTTTTTTCAAATCCGGCGGCAAGCATGGCGGCGTTGACGTTGGGGAGGTTGACCAGCCCGGCGCGGGAAAAGATCGAAATTTGCACGAGATACGAGCGCATGGTCTCGGCGTCGTCGGCATGTTGTTGGCTGCCGCCGTCAATCAATTGATATGTGATGTACAGATCGGGCAGGGCGGAGAGGGACTCATACGGCGCGCTCGCAAACGGCACAGCAGGGGAGAGGGTGTCCAGCGCGCTTTTCACGCGCTCGAAGATGGTGGTCATAACAATCCAAATTTCTCCATCACTTCTTTCATCATCGCCTTTATTTTGCTGTGACGAAGTTTAGTGAACGCCGGTCGCAGGAATGGCTTCGCGGCTTGGCGTGTATTGCCATATTCCAG